TTCAAGTCCCTCCAACCGCACCAAGCTGATTAAATAAGGGCTTACAGGTAATTCTGTAAGCCCTTATTTTTGTTTTGACAACTTTTTGTCTTACGTGGTTTGACAACATTTTGACAACTTTTAAAATATCTTTTCTATTTTCTCGAGCAAATCATCTTCCATAGTAGGTGTAACATGCGAATACGTGTTCATCGTTTCTTCAAAAGAGGCATGACCTAATCTAGTTTGTACTGCTTTTATATTGGCGCCACTTTCAATAAGTAGTGTGGCGTGTGTGTGCCGAGTACCGTGCATGCTAAAAGCTGGCTTGCCTATGAGTTTTGCATAATGCTTGCACAATCTACTTACTTCGTCAGGATTTCTAGGCCCTCCATGTATACCAGGAAATACCAAATTATGGTTAGTCCAATTTGGAGTGGCTAACATGCGTTTATCAATGGTGGTTTTATGTTTTCGTAATATTGCCATAGTATCGGCATCTATTGAAATTGTACGTCGTGAGCTATCCGTTTTAGTTGTAGGGGAAAGGACGCCACCTCCATTAATTCGTAGGGCAGTTTGTTCAATTGATATAGTTGATTTATTAAAATGAACATTCGACCATGTTAAGCCTAATAATTCTGATCTACGCATACCGCTGGCAAATGCTAATTTGAATAACGCATAATGTTCGCTGTTAGTTATGACATTCAAAAATTGTTTTATCTCATTAGCGTTTAATGTTATCATTTCTTTTGTTTTAACATGCTTTGGTCTATCTATATTTTTCATATAATTTTTAGGTATTATCTCATCACGTACAGCCAATTCCAGTACAGAGTTAAGTATAGTCATAGTATATGTGATAGTTCGCGTTGATAGGTGCTGCATATTGTCGAATACTTTACGTAGTTGAGCTGGTCGTATATCAGCTAACTTGATACCACCTATTGTAGGTAATATATATCTGTTAATTATTCCCTTATAACTATTTAACGTGGCTATCGTAATTGTTTTTTCTTTGATTGATAACCAAGTATTAATCCATTCATATAATGTAATAGCGCCGTTAAAGTTGAGGCACGAAGAAAACTCCTTTTCATATTGTTGGAGTTTTTCTCGTGCCTCTTTTTTTGTTTTACCATAAAAGTATTTAGGCTTACCATTAAACGTTTTCTTAATGGTATACCTTCCGTCGGTGCGTTTTGTTGCCATAATGTTATATATCTCCTTAAAATTCAAATATATGTTCGATAATATAGATAAAAAATAAATAGCGTTTTTACGCTATATAACATTATTGTTACTATCCAAAAAATGATGATAAAAATCTATATGCTCAAATTCATTATTTGAGGCTGATTGCCTTATCATCTTTTCAACCAGGTTTACGTGCTGGTCGATGTGAAAATCATCATTAATAATATGGCGGAGCTCGTGGGCTAATTCCCTTCGCAGCTCGTCCCCTGTTAAATCTTTATTAACTGCGATAACGTATACTCCGTGTTCGTCTGTTGTTGTAGTAGTGGCCTTACCTTTAGGAAGGCCACAATGAATAACATTAACAATCACAATACCAACTCCCTATGTATTTATTTATGTTTTGTTTTAAGGTACTCGATATAATTTACAACCTCTTCCATTTCTTCCTTGCTTATATCTTTAGAAGCTGAAAACAGCATTTTAGCTTCTGGCCGTGTGCGTAAATATTCTGCGTACTCAGCTGTTTCTGGATCTTCGTAATATCCTTTAGGAGTAGGCTCGTTGCCTGTTAGGAGGTATTCGATAGATACATTAAAAATAGATGCTATCTGTTGAAGCATATCAGCTCCTGGTCGCCGTTTATCGGATTCCCACATTGATATTGTAGGAACAGCAACATTTAGCATTTTGGCCAATTCAAGCCCAGTATAATGCTTTAATTTTCTTAATTGCTTTATTCTTGCTCCTAAAGTTTTCATTTTGTTACACCTCCATGCCTTGATATTAACAAAGTGTAAAGGAAAAGTAAAATAACTAAACGTAAAATTTAAGAACATTTTATTTGATATTTTACAAAATGTAAAGTATAATTGGCTCATAGAAGTTAACCAAGTGTGAATAAAAGAAATGAGGTGATAAAGTGAAACAGACAAAGTTGATTAAGTTACGAAATCAATTTGGGCTCACTCAACAAGATATTGTAAAGGTGTTAGGGATTTCAGAGAGCGCCTATTCTCTGAAAGAAACAGGGAAGAGAGGATTTAATCAAAAAGAGATGAGTTTAATCTTCACTATATTTAAGGAGCACGATTCAAATTTAAATATGCAAGATATTTTTTTGATTTGAAAGTTAGCTAAATGTGAAGTTAAAAGGAGGCAGAAATGTTAAACAAAGAAACAGTACTCAATGAAATATGGGAACACGAATTCAATATCAATTATGAAGCTCAAAGAAAAACATATCTTCATTTTGCAGAGCAAGAACGAGAGTTTGCAATGCGCGTGGCTAAGGTACATGCGAATGAAACAATCGACCAACTTATTGACGCGCCATTGTGGGCTTTGGTTCTGATTTTGAAGGATTATGAGGATAAACAAAAATGAATTATAAACACTGGACATTTAAACCTATTGAAGAAGTTAAAGAATACTACGAGCGAACAGGGCTTATAGTTCCTACTTACTGGGCGTTAACAAAACATGATTTTGAAATTGAAATAGCTCGTTTTCAAAGCGTAGTAAATCGTCAAGCTAGTGAGCACTTCAAAAGAATGGTTACATGTGATGAGCGAAAAATCATATTAAGACGTAATCAAGAGTACCTACATTGGTTGCTAACTATACAAATCGAACTTGGCCTATAAGGAGGTGAAACCATGAATAAGATCTGCGTTACTGTTGAGGAGGCCGCCAAATTATGCTCCGTAAGTGATGAGCAAATCAGAAAATGGGCCAAAGATTACGACTTCCCTTCCATGAGGATTGGAAAGGCTGGCGGTAAAAGATTAATACATTTAGAGGCATTGAATAATTGGCTAAGACAAAAATGCCAATTAAGAATGGGGGAACGACAATGAAGTGGATAGCAGCGATGTTATGCATAACATCGTATGGAATTATTGAAGGCTCCGATGTGCAGGGATATGAATTAACCTCTGCAACATGGGCATTGTTAATTACATGCATGATTGCTGCAATAGGCATCATGTTTTACGAAATAAAAAAAGAGGACACCACTAACTGCAATTAGTGATGCCCTAGTCAAAATTAACCAACTCAATTATAGCAAGAAACGGAGATTTAACACAATGAATAAAAAAATTATCGTAACAACTTCCACTATTGCTGCACTAGCAGTAAATGTTATGGCTAACGGTGTAGTTACAGGACCAGTAGAACCTAATACCAATGCACCTGTCGCTACTGGCTACAACTCTATTGCAAGTGGTGCAAATACAGTGGTTAATGCTACGAATTCTGTTGCACTTGGCCGTGATAACAAAATTACTGGAAACGATACCATCGTTATTGGTGGTGGCAATGGCACTGTTGCAGGCGGACAATCAACTGCTATTGGATATAACAACTATATTGGAGCCCATCAAGAGCAAACAGTAATTGGCGCAAATTCTGTTGTAGATAACCAGGGCTCAATTGTTATTGGTACACACTCCGTAACAAGAGGCATTGACGCTGTTACTATTGGCAATAACGCCAGCGCACCTGTGCAAAACAGCGTAGCGATTGGCACTAATAGTCAAACTTATGCACCTGTTGGCTTCGGACAAATGCAAATTAATGGTGTTACTCATGTATTTGCAGGAGAACAGCCAAATTCTAGCGTATCATTTGGATCTAAACAAAGTGATACATATAGCAATATTCATAATTATAACCGTCAGTTACAAAACGTCTCAGCAGGACGTATTGAAGCTGACAGCCTCGATGCTGTTAATGGCTCACAACTGTTTGCAGCTATTGATGAAATTAATTCGTTAGGGGGTAAAGTAAGCGAGCATGCTCAACAAATTAATAGAAACACTAATAGCATTGGAGCTAATACTAATCGCATTAATAGTCTTGATGTCAACGTTAGCATTAATTCTAAAGATATTGCAGATTTAAAAGACAAAATCGATACAAATACAACTGTTGTTAGAAATGAATTGAATAACAAAATTAATGCAACAGAACGTCGTATTAATAAGTTGGGAGCAAGCTCCGCTGCATTGAGTGGCCTACACCCACTCGACTTTAATAAAAATGACAAAATGTCGTTCGCTATATCTTATGGACGATATAAAAGTCAAAATGCAGTCGCATTAGGTGCTTTTTATAGACCTAATGAAAAAACGATGTTTGGTGCTGGTGTAAGTCTTGGCAGTGAAACTCAAATCACTATCAATGCTGCATTTAGAGTTGGCAAAGGTGCTGACTATGTACCAGAGGCTAAAACAGACAATAGTCGTATTAGTCAACTTGAAAAATTAGTTCAATCGTTAACAGCAGAAGTAGCTGCATTGAAAAATGGCAACTAAACATGCCCTTATAAATAACAGCTATTCTGACGAATGGTATACACCAGCTTATGTAGTCAGAACGATGTTAAAGGTATTCCCACCAAATGCTGGCGATAGGATTTTATTACCGTTTGACACTGCTGAAAGTAATTTCACAAAGATAATTACAACAGAATATGACAAACAAGCTATATGGGGCATACAAGATTTTTTAACTCGTGATTATGAGTTCGATTATCTAATATCTAACCCACCATATAGCATAAAGGATAAAATCATAGAACGTTGCATTGATCTTGGCAAACCAAGTGTACTGCTATTGCCTATAGATACACTGGGGGGGTACAAAGACATAAATTATTCCACCGTACGCGGATAGGGGTATATATACCAACTAAGCGTATTAAGTTTATTAATGAAAATGGCGACAATTCTAAAACGCCAGCTTATCACAATATAGTAATGCTGATTAATTCAAAACAAAATAGCATTCATTTTGAATATGAATATAAGGAGACAGAACAATGAACCAAATTACAATCGAATTCAAAAATGCAAAAGACTTGGCAAAGAAAATTAATGAATATAATGAAATGCTAAACCCTAAAACCGTTGATGAACCACAAACAGTCAAAGTGGTAGAGGCTCCTAAACAAGAAGTAAAGCCTGAACACATCGAAGAGGTAGCAAAAAAAGTAGTTGAGGTCGTAAATAAAGTTGAAGAACCTCAAACAGAACCTGTTGAGGTAAAAAAAGAACCAGCCAAGGAGGTTGCAAAAGTACCTGTTACAAACTTTGATGGCGAACCTGTAGAGGTTAAAGCAAAAGAGGTTGAGGAACCAACAGAAAATGAGTTAGATGTCGAAACAGCAGAAGTAGATCCTCATGTATATTGGACAAACTTCAAAAACTGGTTGAAGGACAGCGGTCAAGAAGGTGCCAAGGCTGCACTTGATATTTTTCGTAAACACGGCGTTTCCGGAAAACCATCTGCAGAAGATTTATCGCAAGAAATTATCGAAGAACTTGATACATTAATCAACAAATAATTGATAGGTAGACGAAGGAGAATAGGAACATGGCTAATGTTAATGGTTTTAAAGTAGTAATCGACAATGTAGTACCTCAAATCGAGGTACTACAAAAGGCAATAGAATTAGATCCAGCAAACGTTATCTTGTATCAACGTGCTATAGATTTTTGCGAAACGAATATCAGTGTTTCAGAAACTATCATAAAAGCTATAAAACTTGTCGAAAAGGACAGTAAAAAGACAGCTGAAGATAGTAAAAAGACAGAAGAAAAACCAAAGACTTCCACAAAGAAAAAAGAACCTAAACCAGTTCCAGTTGTTGAGGCTGAAAAAGTGGAAGAAGAAACAGACATTTTTGATATGTTCGATTAAAGGCGGTGCACTATGGACATATTAGCAAGGGTATATATCCCTAGAATGTTTGACAGTGTGATTTTAGAAAATGGCTACGATGCACTATTCACTACTATTTACCATACCGATTGCAACTTTGCTTTCGGTGGTAAATGGAAACGTAAATATAGTTACAGTTATGGTTATACAACTGCTGCAAAGTACTTCACATGTCCTAATTGTGGCGTACATAGTGAACCATTTAGAAACAAAATCTTATTCGTGCGTGATGATGAAAGCCTTATACCGTTAGAAGTTTGGGCCGATGTTGTAGAGTTTAAAAATTATCTCGACTTACGATTTACGTATAGGGCTATTACCATGCGATATGATGGCACCTTTATTGATGAAGGCATTCGCAAAGAAACGTTACGATTTGATTTTAAAAGAAAAAAAGCCATCTATACTGACTATAATCGCGATAAGCATGAACTTACACTCGAATATATACACCATAAAAGAGTCATGGAAGTACTAACTTATCTAGGTAAATCTTATGCCATGCATGACATTAATAGGAAACCACTAAATAATGTGTTCAGGTCTTTGCGATTAGCATTTGAACGTAGGATTAAAAAGGCTTATGGGTATTCCACTAGTGATGTATATATAGCACCATCTTTTAATGAAGATAACGGCTACCACTTTTCTATGCTGTTAAACATGATCTTGAAACTATCAGCACCAGATATGCCAAACGTTATAAGTATTCAACGAGGGGCTGACTACTGGAACGATTACTATTCAAGATTAATTACATCTATTCCATTTGATAGTGATGTATTGGATTTAACAAAAAAAGGAATGAACTTTCAAGAGGCTTTGCGGACTGTTTATAAATCACCTAACAGCAAGGCATTACGTAGGGCTATGGCAAAAAATCCTATGTCGGTAGTACTATCCAACGTATTAAGTCTATTTAAAGATGAAAATTGCAGGCGTACGATTGTTGATTTAAATCGTCATAACCTTCCTGATGATGAAAAGTATAAATACACTGGCAAAGTCCATTGCGCCAAGGATATTAGAAAATCAATGAAGTTGCATATCGATGGTTCAAAAGAGTTTTGGCAAATAATGATTGCAAGATATGGCGAGCCTGCTGCATTGCGTTGGATATTGTCCGAGGACTTCCGAGACATTGAGGACTGCGTAAGAATGTATTCCGAGTTAATACTCAAATATCGAGATAAGTTTTGGGGCAAAAAGTTCAAGCTAAAAGCATTACATGCTGAGCTTATTAATATCTATAACAAGCAAGAGTATGGCGATGTTAATTTACCGGCTATACCAGCATTAAATGCTGACGTAAATGGACTACATTTTGTAGTTCCAAAGACTGCGGCAGATTTAATGATAATTGGTAAGCAGCTTAAAAACTGCGTGGGATCTTATAAAGATAGAGTCATGAAAGGAAATACAGCAATTGTGGTTGTAACAGACAATAACATGAAACCTGTAGCATGTCTTGAATTAACAAAAGATATTGACAGTAAAGAAAAATTCACAAAGCTGGTACAGGCAAAATTGTTTGGCAATCAATGTGTTTCTAAAAATAAAGACGTCAATAACACTGTTTTAACGTGGGCTAACCAGTTAAAGATTGAACCGGTAACAGTAGATATTCAAGCACAAGTAAGCTAGGGGGACGCAATGAAATTAAGTGAAATAATGTTAAATAACTTCAAAGGAATTAAATTTATAAATTTTGAATTCGATGGCAATGACGCTTCCATATATGGTGATAATGCCACCGGTAAAACAACTATATTTGATAGTTTATGTTGGTTATTGTTTGGCAAGGATAGCCTAGATAGAGCGGATTTTGAAATAAAAACGCTTGTAAATGGTGAGCCACTTCATAATGTCAATCATGAAGTCGAAGCGACTTTCAGCAATGATGATGGTACCGGCTTTACTTTAAAACGTATATACCGCGAGAAATATAGCAATCCCCGCGGTGGCGAAACAAAACTAACTGGACATACGACCGATTACTTTATTAATGAAGTACCAGTCAAAGAAAAAGAATATAAAGCATTTATCAATAACATGATTAACGAGGACGTATTCAAGTTAATCACTAACCCACTATATTTTAACGAGCAGTACAGCTGGCAAAACAGACGCAAGTTACTGCTTGAAATGTGTGGCGATGTTGATGATGAAAGCGTAATTAATAGTCGCGATGATCTTAAACGATTAGCACAATTATTAAACGGACACACCGTTGAAGAACAGAAGAAAATTGTAGCGGCTAAAAAGACAGCTCTTAATAAAGAGTTGGACATGATACCTATTCGTATTGATGAGGCTGTAAGAAATAAGCCTGAAATTGCATCAGATAAAACAAAATTAACTCAAGACATTCAAGTCATAATGAATGGCATTGATGAGTTAGAAAAAGAAAAAGCTATTATCAATAATGGTTTTGAAGCTACAGAAAAACACTCTAAAATACGTGAAATTAATCGTCAGTTAGAGGCAAGACGCTCGGAGGTATTATCTGACTATAAAAAAGATAAACAAGCGCTACGGTCTAAATATGAGCTATCTCTTATGCAATTAAAATCATTAGAGGCTGAACGGGATAGATACTACGACAGACATAATGATTTGAATAGAGATATAGACCTAGAAAACAAACGAATTGAAAAGTTACAAGATGAGTTCAATTCGTTTAACAACCAAGAATTCGACACCGTAAATTGCCCTACTTGTGGACAACCTTATCCAGATGAAAAGCGAGCAGAACTCGAGACTATTTTTAACACTCAAAAATCTACAAATCTTGAAGAGTGGCAAAAATTAATTGATAGTGCAAAAGCTATGAAGCAATCGTACATGGAACAACAAGACCTTATGGCGGTAAAGGTTGACGGATTAACAAATCAAATTGTTGACAAGCAAAAAGAATATGACAGTCAATTTAAGGATTATGAGGAGCTGCAAGAACCTAATATTGAAGATGATCCAGCATATAAAGACTTAAAAGCAGAGCTATTTATTCTCGAATTAGATGATGGCAATGAAGCTGACGACGATAAACTTTTAAAAATTGATACAGAATTGAAGGAATTAAAGTCGAAAAAGTCGGCACTAGAAACAGAGCTCAATAAGTTTAAAATGGCGGCCGATATTGACACGCGCATAGCAGAGTTGGAAACACAACAACGAAAGCTGGCTGAGGAAAAGAATTTACTAGATGAAACATCGTTCCTGATTGATGAATTTGTAAAAACAAAAGTCGATTTACTGGAACAATCCATTAACAGTCATTTTGAATATGCTCGCTTCAAAATGTTTAATGTGCTAGTAAATGGGAACATCGAAGAGTGTTGCGAGACCACTTATAAAGGTGTTCCATACCGTAGCATGAATAATGCAGCTCGTATGAATGTAGGGCTCGACATTATAAATGCATTAACCAAGTTTTATAACGTTACTGCTCCAGTGTTTATAGATAATGCTGAGGCCGTAACAGATTTTATCAAGTGTAATAGTCAGACAATCAAATTGGTTGTAGACGCTGACTTCAAAACATTAACAAAGATCTAGGAGGTAAACCATGTCAAAAGAAGTTGCTATCAACAAACCATCATTACCAGGTTTTCAATCTGCGGAAGGATTTGAGCTTTTACAACGTCAGGCAAAAATGTTTTGCGGTTCATCTTTAGTACCGCAACAATTCCAAGGCGAACAAAACTTTGGAAACGCTATTATTGCATTGGAAATGGCTCAACGTATGAATGCATCACCTTTAATGGTTATGCAAAACTTATATATCGTTTATGGCAATCCAGGCTGGTCTAGTAAATTTTTGATAGCTACATTTAATCAATGCGGACGCTTTGAGGCTATCAAGTACAAGGAAACCGGGAAGAAAGGAACCGATAGCCAAGGCATCATCGCCTACACCAGAGAAAAGGGTAGCGATGAAATTATACAAGGTCCAGAAGTTACTATCTTAATTGCTAAGCAAGAAGGCTGGTACGACAAAAAAGGTAGTAAATGGAAAACAATGCCAGACCAAATGTTACGTTATAGGGCTGCAGCTTGGTTGATCCGCACAACAGCTCCTGAAATTTCAATGGGCTTACAAACTACTGATGAAATTATAGACGTTGAAGGCAACGTCAGTGATGTTATGGACGATGTAACAACTACTATCGAACATAATGCAAATAGCGAAGTGATTGATGTAGAACCCAGCACACCTACGTTCGTAGACGCTGAAACCGGCGAAGTCCTTAATGCTGATGAAATGTTCAACTCATGATTAGTATCGAATGTTATGGTAGCAGTTCGGCTGGCAACTGCTACCGCATAAAAAGCAGTGTAAACGGCGATGAATTACTTCTCGATGTAGGGTTGCCATTTAAAGCAATCCAAAGGGCTTGCAAGTACAACTTCATACATTTGTTAGGTGCTTTAGTTACTCACCAACATGGCGACCATGCAAGGGCTGTTGCTGATATGTTAAAACTTGGACACAAAATATATATGCTACGAGAAACGGCCGATGCCTTGCATGTGATAGACGAGCATTCATGGGTTGAGATAAGCCCTAAAAAATCATTCAAACTGGGTGTGTTTACAGTATTACCGTTTGAGCTTCAACATGATGTACCTAACGTTGGGTATTTGATAACAGATGGCGAAGAAAAATTATTGTATATCACCGATACGTACTATTGCAAATATACGTTTAAAGGTGTTCATCACATAGTTGTTGAGTGCAATCATTCGTATGAGCTACTTAAACAAAGAGTTGAACAAGACGAGTTAAGTAAGCAACGAATGGAACGGCTTATTCAGTCCCACTTTGCACTTGAAAATGTCATAAAGTTTTTACGGTCAATGGATCTTTCACAATGTAAGGCCATTCACCTTGTGCATTTATCTAATGAAAACTCGAATGAAGAGTATTTCAAGAAAACTGTACAAGCTGCAACAGGTAAATTGGTTATCGTTCACCAAGAAAAAGGGGGGAAATTATGCGAGTAAGGTTCGATGTATTTATTAAGGCCTTAGAGGACAAACATTTAACGCTTATGCAGTTTTCTAACGAGTCTCAAACGGTTCCAAAATCACTTGTCTTATATCTAAGTGGAAAGCCGATAGCATTTGATAAAAAGCGTTTTATGTGGTGTAAGGTGCTAGGACTAGAACATGACGAATTATTTTATTAGGGGGGTAAAGAATGGCGAAAGATCAATCTTATTATTTTAGTCATGACGTAGACGCTTTCAATGATCCTAAGATTGTCGCCATGGTTTCTGAGTACGGCGTAATTGCCTATGCTTGGTGGTGGATAATCATCGAGAAACTGGCGTCATATGAAGATTACAAACTACCACTTAAAAAGTATACGTTCGTTGCCCTCGATAACGAATTAGGCATGAAAGACGAACAAAATTTAACATTTGTCGAACATGTGCTCAACAAAAACGAACACGTGTTAGAACAAAACACATTTTGTTCATTTTGTTCATTTTTGTTCATTTTTTCTCTTATAAATGACTTCGAATTATTGGCATGTGATGACGAATTTTTCTGGTCGCCGAGTTTAACACGTCGATTTGAATTGCGTAAAACTAAAAACGAGGAAATAAGCCAAAAACGTAGGTTGGCCGGCCTTAAAAGTGCTGAGGTAAGACGTGAAAATAAACAAAAACGAACATGTGTTGAACAAAATTCAACACATGTTGAACAAAATGAACTAAGAAAAGAAAAGAAAAGAAAAGAA